GCTAGTATCTGTCTGGTACACACCGCTACTGGTGTTGGACAGGATGGTTGCCGGTGTGGTGAACAAAAGATTGCCGCCTGCCGAGTACTCTGGCACCCACATATACAGCGCACCGCCGCGTGGGTTTATGATCAGGTAGTCGCCGTAGTTAGCTTCTGACCACAGACGCAGACGCTGCGTAATGCCAAACGATGCTGACTCGCCCCATCCTGTAAACGTACGGGCGTTATAAACAATCGCGCCGTTAGAGTGTGTGGTGGCTATCGTGCCGTTTGCGCCGCGTGTAGCGCCTGTAAACGTCGTGGCCGTGTTGCCTGTGTACGTTGCTAGTTCTTGATCTATCAGTACCGTGCCTGTGGCGTTGGAGAAGCCTGTGGTCGACGCTACTGTGATCGTGGTGTTAGACGCACTGAGTGCAGCCGTCAGAGATGTCTGTGTCGTTCCGCTTGCAAAACCACCCCACAAGCCAGCACCCCAGCCAGTCACAAAGCCATAGATCTCTAGGCCGGTGTTCAGCTGATACTTGGCAGTAACTGTACCGCCGCCCGTCGCGCTGGATGTAGCTACAGAAGAAGCAGTAATCGTGTAAGAGTTACTGTTAATGTACGTGATCCGGTACTCGTTGTTCAGATCTAGGCCGCCTACTGTCGAGCCGCCTGAAAAGATCACATAGTCGCCGTTAGTCGCGCCATGCCCAGGATCCGTCACCGTGACAATAGCCGAACCAAGCGTGGTCGTGAACGGATTGGTGAGCGTCGCAGTCCTGCGAATAGGCGTGACGTCGTTGTACTGACCACCGCTCTCGATGTAGTACTTGACGTTGGTGCCGACTGCCAGCAGGTTGTAGCCTTGCAGCGTTACCCAGTTCCACAGGCTACGCGCAGTGCCGTCATACGTGTTGCCAGAGATCGGCTGCCAGCCACCTAGCTTCTGCGGATAGCCAGACCGGAAGCGAATCTTGTCGCAGTCAAACCAACCACCTTCGTTGGCAAGCGTAGTTCCTTCCCTGTTCAAACCTGGACGGAGTTGCAATTTTTGGAGAGGCACCTTATACTCCTATGAAGGAGGATACTATGAAAGCATACGTATACATTTGGTTCAAACCCGACTGGTCTCCATTTTATGTGGGCATCGGCAAGACGCGAAATCGCTGGAATCCGCTGTATGCCAAGACCAAAGACAGAAACGAAGCCTGCCTGCAAGTTATCGCAAAGTATGGTGCTGAAAACATAAAAGTACAACGCATGTTCTTTGATACTTGGGAAGATGCGTGTGCTACAGAACGTTCCCTCATAGCCTGTTTTGGTAGGCTTGACCAAGGAGGCGTTCTTAGAAATTTTACCGATGGCGGAGAAGGTAACGTTAACCCTCCTGCTGCCGAACGAGAAGCCAAGCGCTTGCGGCTGTTAGATCCAAACAACCCAAACAGAAAGCAACATTTACATCTGAATTCAAATCCAGATATACGCGCCAAACGTATCTCTACTCTCCGCTCGCCCGAGGTGCAAACCAAGATATCTGCCGCCTTAAATGAGCCAGACAAAAAAGCTGCCAGACTAGCCAAGCTGCGGGCAACCATTGCCTCACCTGAATACCAAGCCAAACTGGCCTTGCGCCGCAAACCAAAGCCACCTAAACGGTCGCCAGAAGAACTCAGGGAATATCGCAGGAATCTACTGGCCGAGCGCAACAAGGATCCTGAATACACAGCCAAACGTGTAGCGGCACTGAAGCAATCATCACAAGCAATTAGTGATGGCGTCAGGCAATCCGCTGATACACGCGCTGCAACCATGAAAACTCCAGAGGTTCAAGCAAAATTACGTAAACCAAAAACTACAGAACAAAAACAAAAAATATCAAAATCGCAAAAGGCTCGATGGCAAGCTCGTAAGTCCACGTTACCCACCTGACTTGTACGGGCGTGTACCCTTCTTGTCGATGATAAGCGCCATCTTTCTCGGCTTGGCTTCTGGCGTGTTCGGGATGCTGACGTGCGTCCACCCACCGCCGCGCACCGGGTCAGAAAACTCACGGATCACCTGATCAAATGGCAACGTAGAAGCAATGATACGCTTTACTACCTGATCTGGGACCATCCCCGACACACGAATATCTGCCGCTGTACCGTGACAATGCTGACTTGTCTTCGACCCCTTGATCGCCTTGTTGACCTCTGGGCTGCGGTAGGCCGAGTTGATGCTGATTGGCTTGCCTAGCATCGCTCGCAACGACTCCAAGAACGCTGCTAACCTTTTCAAGTTTATTAGATGATCATTCTGCGGAGTATTGTCTAAACCATGCCTCGCCGCATAGTCGCTGACGGTCATTTCCTCCAGCGTGAAATGGGGCGATAGCTTCATTTCTTCATCAACTCCTTGGTCTTCTCCTTGCTGCTCTGGCTAGAGCCAAAGAAGAAGTTCAAGATGGTAGCCACCACCGTACCAAGGATGAAACCAAGAACCACGTCCACAAACCTGATGTTCTTCTCTGGAATATCCGCGATAGTAATCAGGACTATGTATCCTGTAGCAAACACAGACCAGTACGTCGCAAACATGTACACAAACCGGCGTACCATAGGATCAGCATTCTCCATAGCCTTTTCCTGCATCTCCCGCGCGTCCTGCGTGTTCTTCAAATCCAGTTCTGCCATGAACTCTGCATGTTTCATGGCCGCCATTTGGATCTCTGCCAGTTTGGTGTCATCCAGCACACCGTTCTCGTTAGGCTCCAGCTTGATGCCGAGCTTTTCCTCGACATGACCCAAGCCCTGCTCAAGCACAGAGTCGGCCACCTTCTGTAGCCCTGCGCCTGCGAGCTGCGTCAAGATCGGTGCAAGTAATGGCAGCATGGCTTACGCGGCTTCCTGTGCTACCCACGAAGTTGTTGCTTCATCCCAGCTGTACATCTGGCCGTCAGTAGGCATATCTACCGGCGCCTTCCACTGGCAGGTAGCCTCGTCCAATACCCAGCTTGCATACGTCTTGGGCGGAATAAACGCATCACGCTGCTCGTCATAGGTGAAGCCGATACCAGCGTAGTTCTTGCGCTTGTTGCCGTTGTAGCTGGTCTGCTTCCACGTACCGCCAAACAGCTTCTCGCAGAACGCTGCGCCAATGTATTCCTTCTCCACGCCGTTAGCGTCCGCTGTGTCGCGGTTGTCAACGACGATCACTTGTTCGACCACGTTGCCGGGGCCAAGTTTCGCAAAGTGCGCCATCAATCTTCTCCTAGTTGCAGTCCAGTCAAACTCTCATCGACACCGATGTGTCCTTTGAGAAAAGTGTTAAACGCGATGCTCACGCGGGTTTCATTCCCGACCTTCGTCTCGACCATGTGTTCCAGATGCGACGGGAACAAAATCAGATCCCCCGCGCCTACCTCGAACCACCAGCTCTCCGAGTTCCAGTGATTCCATGTGGCCGGTTGTACTTTGATCCGCTCGTAGCCGCTCTTGTAGAAATAGATCTTGTCCACTTCTCTGTCAGCCTGCGGGTAGAACACGCCAGAGATGAAGCTATTCGGATGCGCGTGCTTGTGGTGGTACTGACCTGGATCTGTGTAGTTCGCCCACGACTGCGTGACATACAGCGCCACATCACCCTTGGGGTCATGTACCGTCTTGAAGTATTCCACCATCGCGTCTTCGATAAACTCACGGATGTCCGTCAGTTCTTTGTTGCGCAGAATCTTGCGATCATTGCTAGTCGTATTGCCTACGTTAGCGTGCTTGTCTTGGCCGAGGATGAACTCAAGTTCTGTCTTTGTCAGGTCGCGCCCAAGTCGAGCAAATCCAACAGGTAGCGGGAATAGGTTGTGGACGTTCATCCGTTCACCGCCTGTTCGTAGACACGCTGTTGTCCAGTAATCTGTTCCAACTGCTCTTCTGTGAAGATCGTGTTGATGCTGTCCTCGAACGCGCGGATTTTCTCCATGGTCTCGTGGACTTCTTCTATGGTTGGGCAAGGACGTGGGTCATCCCACAAGCTGAAGAAATTGTTCGTGATCTCCCAGCGCGCACCCGGACGTAGCAGGTGCATTGCTGTGTCGATGCCAACCATCATGTAAATTTTGTTGTCCATAGGCTTTTATGAGTTTAGTTTGATAATTACGATACCGGAGCCGCCGTTATTTGCTGTAGTAATGCCACCTCCGCCGCCTCCACCTCCACTATTTGCAGTCCCTGCGCTTCCTAACGCGCCAGATGGACTGTATTTACCACCATTGCCACCTCCGCCTACGCCGCCAGCACCTGCGGTGTCTGCATCTCGAAACGTACTCCCGCCACCTCCACCAGCATACGTAATAGAAGAGCCAGAAATAGTAGATGAAGAGCCTGCGCCGCCATTACCTGCTGTAGTTCCAGACGCACTGACGCCAACCGCAGAAGCACCACCTCCTCCACCACCAGAAAAAGTTGGACTACTATTTACATCATCTCCACCATTATTACCTTGGGATGGTGAAGTGGATGGTGTATTTCCTGTTCCTATATTTCCAGCAATACCCGCTCCGCCACCAGACCCCCCATTTTTGCCGTTTGCATTTACATTCCCACCACCACCACCGCCACCAGCAGACGTAATTGTTGAAAATACAGAATTGCTTCCAGAGTCTCCATCATTTGCACCACCATCCAAAACTTTTCCTACACCTCCACCGCCAACCGTAATTGTATAAGTCGTACCGGCGGTAACAGATAGTGATGTACCTGTTCTAAAACCTCCAGCTCCTCCTCCTCCATATCTACCACCCCCACCACCACCAGCGACTACCAAGTAATCAACGCTAGTCACACCTGTAGGGCAAGTCCACTGACCGGAGCCTTTGAAGGACAGTACTCGGCTAACGGGCGCGCGATACTGGATGATAACGATGCCAGAGCCGCCTGCATACCGGCTACCGCCACCGCCTCCTGTATTAGTAGAACCAGCACTGCCGCCTTGAACTGGACTGGTAGTACTTGTAGCCCATGTTCCACCGTTACCACCGCCGCCTGTGCCGCCAGTTCCTTCAACAGCTACTAATTCCCAGCCACCTCCTCCACCACCACCAGCATAGGTTACGGAAGAACCAGAAATAGATGATGCTGTGCCATTGCCACCGTTACCAGCGGTCCCCGGGCTGGAGGTAGACGCATTAGCACCAACAGCAGATGCGCCACCACCACCGCCACCGACATAAATGGCAGCTGCATTATCATTTGTACCGCTTCCTCCGTTGTTTCCTTGGGATGGTGCAGTTGACGGAGTATTTCCAGAACCACCCGTGCTGGTAGAAAAAGGTGAAATAGTCCCATAACCACCACCACCACCCGACCCTCCGTTTTTACCTGGATTTGAACTATTGGCTTGACCACCACCTCCACCACCAGTAGAAGTTATAGTGCTAAATACAGAATTACTCCCGTCATTACCAAGAACATCGTATGTGGTTCCATTGCTAGTAGCTCCTGCGCCTACGGTAATCGTGTAAGTTGTTCCGGCAGTAACGGATAATCCTGTGCCTGTTCTGAACCCGCCAGCGCCGCCGCCGCCAAAACTACCACCCCCACCACCACCTGCCACCACGAGATAGCTCACCTCTGACACGCCGTCAGGGCATGTCCACGAGCCGGAAGCTGTGAATGTTTCTGTGATAAGAATTGGCGATGCAGGAGGCTGTGGCCACGTACCGTTTTTGATTGCCTGCAACGCTTGGTTCAAAGACCAAATGCCCGACGCCGAAGTGGCTGTCGGGATGACAGGATTCTTTGTGATGAAGTTTCCGGGATAGTTACCGCTCATGCTTCACCTTGTTTAGTTAACCTTGATAATGACAATACCGCTGCCGCCGTTTTGACCAGGAGCAGACACGCTTGGAGTAATGTCGCCACCACCCCCGCCGCCTCCTCCTGTGTTGGCTACACCGGCAGAACCAACCACCGCTCCCGGACCAGCATTTGCTCCAATACCACCATTGCCCCCGCCTCCTGTGCCGCCAATGCCTGAAAATGGCCCATAAGCGCCACCACCACCGCCGCCAGCATACGTTACGGAAGAACCGGAAATTGCTGATGCTGTGCCATTGCCACCATTCCCTCTTTGATTTCCACCATTGGTGCCATCAGCACTCGCACCACCACCACCGCCACCGCAAAATGGTGTGCTGTAAGTTCCGCCATTCCCGCCATTATTGCCTTGAGATGGAGAAGTTGAAGGGGTATTTCCTGCGCCTCCACTTGTAGGAGCGTTTACGGTTCCAGAACCTCCGCCAGAACCACCTGCAACACCATTTGCATTACCCGCCGTATCGAATGAACCACTACCACCACCGCCGTTGGAAGTGATTGTAGAGAAAACAGAATTACCCCCACTTCCACCTTTTGATGGGGATTGACTACCTTGCCCGGCACCTCCTGCTCCTACAGTAATTGTATAAGTAGTTCCTGCCGTAACACTTAGCCCGGTACCCGTTCTAAATCCGCCTGCACCGCCGCCGCCAGCTTGATATGCCCCCGCTCCACCACCACCACCAGCTACCACCAGATAGTCCACGGTCGTTGCACCCTCTGGCGCAGTCCACGAGCCGGAAGCAGTAAAGGTAATCAGTCGCTGTATTGGTGATACATATCTGATGATGACTATGCCAGAGCCGCCGGAGCCGCCTGCATACGATACGATTGGAGCGCCAGCAGACCCTGTGCCACCACCGCCACCACCGGTGTTTGCCGTTCCATTAGAACCTGTTGATTGAGCGCCACCGTTACCGCCGCCACCAGAACCTCCTACTCCAGCATTTGTTGATGCTGGTGCGGTATAACCACCACCTCCTCCACCACCAGCGTAAGTTACTGAACTACCTGACATGGTAGACGCAGTTCCGTTGCCGCCATTGCCGCCTTTGGTTCCAGAGCCATCATTGCCTACTGCGCCAGAACCACCTCCACCTCCACCTCCATACTGGGGACCTGGTGCGCTTCCGGCGCCCCCGTTATTGCCCTGAGATGGATTGGTAAAAGGAGTGTTCCCATTCCCGCCCGGCGCACCATATGAAGAACCACCACCAGAACCACCTGCCAAACCTTGTATGGTTGAACTAGATGCTCCATAAGCACCACCGCCACCGCCATTAGCGGTGATTGTAGAAAAAATGCTATTACCGCCGTTAGATCCTACGTTAGTACCGGGACCAGCGGCGCCCCCACTACCGCCTGCACCAACAGTTATCGTATAAGCAGTGCCTGCTGTTACAGGCAACCCACTGCCAGTTCTAAATCCACCAGCACCTCCGCCACCGGAAGAATAAGCGCCCGGAACTGTACCGCCTCCGCCGCCACCACCAGCCACAATCAAATAGTCCACCTGCGTGACACCAGCAGGACATGTCCACGTACTCGTTGCCGTGAATATTTCAGTAACTGTGAACGACTTGGGAACCGTTCCCAGCGTCCAGATACCAGACTGGCCGGGCGCAGTGGCGCTTATAAGTTGACCGGGATAGCCGTGAATAGGCATGTCGTACCTTTACGAGCTGATTTGTTCGTAGCTAACTGAGAAGGCGATAGCGCTGTTCGTGCCGCTCGACACGACAATCGCCTTATCTTCCAGCAGATATGTAGCCGTGGTCTTGTCCATCACAATCAGCGACGCGAACGCCGGAACCGAGATGTTAGATGCAATCGGGAACGCGTTGCTAGAGCTGACTACCACAGCGTTACCAGCCACAACGTTGCCGCTAGTGAAGATCATCACCGTGCAGTTTGCCGCCGTGTTAGTCTGGTTTGCCGCCACAATCTGATCTAACTTGAACACGTTGCCCGAGTTGGTGGTGTTTGTGACCAGCACAAAGTTTGCCGTGTTCGCAGGAGTCAGATATGTCGTCTGACCGTAGATTTGTGTCACATTGACAATGTTCGGATTTGGCACAGCTATTCTCCTTTATGAGTGGTTAGCGTAAGCACCGTGATATTTTTCACGCGCTTCTATCGCAACAAGTTCTGCAAGTTCAAGATCATCAAAGTAGCCAATGTTCTTACGCTTTTTGTTTATATCAACGTAAACAAACCACTTTTCAGCCCTTTTGTTCCAAGATACTCCTTTGGCTTTGGAGGTGCTGTTTGCAAATAATTTTCTGTTGCTTGCATTCTGAGCGGCAGTCGCTGGCCGCAAGTTTTCAATGCGGTTGTCCAATGTGTCTCGATTGATGTGATCAAGCTGATCAGGCACATGTCCATGATGCCATAGGAATATCAACTTATGAATGCACCAATGTTGACCATTAATCTTGGTTGTGACATATCTGGCATCTCTTGATCCAAGATTCTTCGCGGCATAATTGCCAACCTTTGATCCCGCCTTGTTGGATCGTCCGGCGCCGGAAACCTTGCGTATCAAGTACCCATCACTGTGGTACTCGAAAAGATCCCGCGCCATCTCTTGAGTCAATGTTGTCATTTTAGAATCCGAAGATCATCGCCATCGCGATGCTTTTACCTGTAGTAATGCCAGACGCTGCCGGAGCCTGACTAACCCAAGTTGTGCCGTTACTTGTCAGCACGTTGTTGGCTGTGCCGGGTGCAACAAGGTTCACCGCCGTAGTGCCGTTACCAAGAACCACGTTGTTTGCTGTCAGCGTTGCCCTGCCTGTGCCGCCGCTCGCTACCGCCAACGGGTTTGTGATCGTCACGTTCGACGCAGCAAACTCGGTGATGTAGTTCGTTGTCTCTGCCACATTCACGCTGTCGTTGAATATGCCCATAGAGCGGCCAGCAGGAATCGTGACCGCCGTACCCGTCGGCGAAGCGTTCGAGCCATTCGAGATCACAACCGAGTTCGACAGGTTGTTGACGATGATGTACTGCTTCTCTATCGCCGGGATAAATAGCGTCTGCTGGTTGGTAATCGTGCCAACCAGATTCAGCTCTAGGTTACGCGCGGCCTGTGTTGCATTCGTGTCTGTCAGCGCGATGGCCACGTTGGAACTGGCGAACGTGACGTTGGCCGATCCTGTGATTGCCTCTTCTAGCGCTGTACCGAGGTTGACGTTGGTTGTCGCACCCCACGTACCCGCCTGATCGCCCGTGCCGATCAACTCGATCTTTAGCTGGGAATATGTACTAGCCATGATCTTTCCTTAAACTGTATTGATGACCGTCCAGGTTGCCGCGTTGCCCGTGACTATTGGTGTCCATGTGCCACCGCCGCCGGTATTAATTGCCGACCACGTAACATTACCGCCTGTTTCAATAGGCTCCCACAAGAATCTGCGGCGGGCAACATCTTGTGCCACAACCGTTTCCAGAATCCTTGCGATGAAGCTTGCACTCGCACTATCACTATCTGACGTTGCCACAGTATCAGACACGCTTGCAGCAAAGTTAGCCTGCGCAGATACCGTGATAGAAGCAGCAGCATCCTCGCTGATAGCGAAGGCGATGCTGTTGAACACTTCCAGTATATCTGTCGCATTTGCACTCTCCGCAACCGCACCTGAAATACCAAACCTGCCTACTATCTGATCCTGCGCCGCTACCGTCTCCGCCGCCACACTTGTGAACGACACCTGCGACGCTACCGTCTCGTTGCCTGCTACCGACTCACTGACAGTACCAAACCTGTTTTTCCTCGGTATTACTGCATCACTTCCTGCTGCACTCTCAGATACCTGAGAGTTCATGTTTGCCAGACTGCTGACTACATCTGCCGTCTGTACTGTTTCCGTTACCCTCGCGCCGACCGATGCCAGCGAGCTGACCGTGTCGTTGCCCGTTGCAGTCTCGGAGATCGCGCCTGTAACCGACTTGTTGCTAGCAACAGTATCGGCAGCAGCAGCAGACTCGGCAACAGCGCCGGTGACATTAAGGTTGGCAAAGTAGAAATCAGTAACAACAGCAGACTCGGCAATGTTTGCAACGATCTTGGGCTGTATCTCTGCACTGACTGTATCAGCGCCCTTGACCAACCCACCATCACCAAGACCCCAGCCATCTGACCCCCAAGCACCGTTACCCCAACCGCCGTTCGATATCAGCCGGTCATATACTGAACAGCCCCAGCCAGCCTGCCCCCATGTGCCGCTACCAAAGCCGCCATCCACACATTACCCCGCGGCCTCAAGCTCACTATCCATAAACCAACGGCTGTGCGCCTGACCATCCTCAGTTGTCCATTCCATCAGGCACCAGATATTGCCATCATCGTCCATGCGCATCTTGATGATTGGACCCTGTGGGATCACCGCTTTCAGCTTGACTACGTCGCCCTTCTTAAACATGACTACCCCCTATCAAGTTGCATCTAGGTTGAACGAGTACGTCACGTTCAGAACATCACCGCTCACAACAGTACGGTCGCCCGGCGCTTGGAAGTCGGCCGCCGAGAACAACAAGCCAGATGTACCAGAAGTTACATTACACAAGAACGCGCCAGAGATCGTGGCATTCGCTGTCATTGTGAACGTAGCCAAAGAGGCCGAGTTGTTGATGTTCGACGGATCTGCCAGCGTGGCGTTACCAAACGTCACCTGCGGACGGGTGCCGCTGTAGCTGGAGTTCTCATCCCAGCCTGCATGGGTGTCTAACGTGTCTCCACCAGAGAACGTGGTCGATGCCGATGTGTTGTTGATCAAGCCGATGTACCAAGCAGCCGTGTAGGTGGCGCCCTTGAAGTACTTGGTGTTCATGTCCTGCAAGCCGGTGTTGACCACCAGGTTTGACCCCATGTCTACCCACTTCTGCTTGCCGTCTTTGTCGTAGCAAGTCACGGTGAACACACCGCCGCCCGACGCGCCTTCAGCAAAACCTGTCTTGCGCTCTACACCGCCGCTGACAGTCTCGCTGGATTTTGATTTTTCAATCGTCATGATGACTCCTCAGTTGATACGTATTAACGCACTGGACGGCGTATTCGGTGGCAGCGTCACAGTAAATGTGCCATTCGCAGCCTGCGTCTTGTCGCTTCCAAAGTCCAATGTAGCTACCGACGCATTCGCCCGCGTGAAGTTGTAAATCAATGCACCTCTCGCAATGAACTGGGCGTTCGTCCAAACCACATTGGAAAAACTTACATACACAATACCGTTGCTTGTAGACTCAATCGAGACGTTTGACAAGCCCTCGCCGCCAGCCGTGTAACCCGGCCCCGTTACTTCATTCGTACTTGAGTACTCTGTGGTGCTGTCGCCCAGCTGCACGTAGCCGTCATACAGCGCCATCTTCAAAGAGTCTGACGCGATGTTCTGCCGGCCATTCAGGATGTCCACCTTGAACGATGTAGTCAAACCCTGATAAATCGTCATGTGATTTTCACCCTAACCTGACCACTGCGGTACGCATCCTGACGCTCCATACCATCACCCAGACGTTTCAGCTCGCCCATAGCCTCGTTGTACTTGGCCTCGACGTTGGCAATCAAATCCTGCTCACCCTTCATGAACAAGTACGCCTCGCGCAGAGAGCCATACAGCAGAGCCGGATCGTAGTTGTCACCCAGCCACGTACGGCCATCTGGCGCTGTCGTGATCGACTCTGGGTAGTAGTAATAGTGCAGCTCCAGCGTGTAGGCGTCATCCGGCGTAGGGCCAAAGATGAAACTTAGTTCGTCCGTCGTGGTGTTGCTCGTTACCTGTGGGCCGAAGATCGCGTAGTACTGCGGCAAGCCTGTGTCTGCCGGCGTGGGATACGCAGCACGGATGTAGTTCACATCCTTGTTCAGCAGGTAGTGGTACTCCTCGTTTGCCGTGCCGTAGTTCTCGATCACAGCCATGGAGTACACCGCCAAGAAGTCTGTCGGCGTGGTTAGATACTTGTTACCGGTCAGCAGCGTACCTGTCGAGTTGCGGCGAATAGGCGGCAGCTGCACCGCATTATAAATGCGGGTCTCCGTCTGACGGACAAACAGCGGGATGTTATCTACGAACGTCTGTTCGTAGTTCTCCGTGTAGTCCTGTATCGCCGTGACTAACTCGGTGTACGTCATGCCATCGGACCTCTGGCCATCACGCCCTTGGTAGCCGCACCAGTGCCACGGATCTTGATGCCGGTAGTCTTAGTGTCCTCACGGCCAGGATCGCCCGCAGAGACACGCTGCACAGCCGTTCTTGGCCCCAGCTTGTCCACCGCGATATTGTTCGGGTCAGCCATCTTCTTCAACTTGGCAGACACAGCCTTGCCAGTCATCGTGTGTGGCGGCGCATAAACAGAAGCTGGACCCACTTCCTTGCCACCTTTTTTCATCGAGTACTTGGCCATCTCAACCTCACTTGGTTTTCTGGTTATGAATACGCGCCTCGTTACGCCCGTATTTTTTCAGATCAGACGTGGTCACGCCACCCTTTTTCATGCCTTTGTGCATACGCTTCTCGTGCGCTTTCACCTCGGCCTTGGCTACCTTCTTCATATTGTCCATCTCTCACTCCTAGTTGATAGTCACATTTGCGACCGTAGTCTGTGCTGCCAAATTGTTGGGCGTTAATCCATCATCATTTGCCCTAGCCCCGCCTATCGGCGACCAACCCCACTGAATAATCCGACTACCACCGCCCGGAAAGCCATCCTGCGACTCGCTTGTGCCAGAGTTGTATGCCGTCTGCAACCCAGTCATCCCTGACTGCCAGTACGACAGATCTGGCCTTGGCTCGCGCACAGCCTGCGGATCATTCACGGGATACATCCCAAGACTGAGCTGCGGCTGGTCAGGCTCCCAACACGTCGGACACACCTTGATCTTGACGTTCTTCGTCTTGATCGTCAGCGTCTTCAATATTTTCAGCGGAAACCGGAAAGCACACCGATCACACTCCGCAATACTATTCTTGCCACTTGCGTACTTACTTGGCATACATCACCTGTAAGTAATCATGCGCGGCACCAAACGATCTGGAGCCTTCTCCCGATCTTCGCCTGCCGCCATTTCCCACGCCTCGTCATACTGGGCCTTCAAAAACTGTATCCGCTCCATGCCGCCCGGTAGCTTCATCGCCAGTCGATATGCCAGCCCGCAGATCAAGCACTCCTGAAAGCGGAATGGGATGTCTTCTACATTCACACCGTTGCCTACATCTACCATCCTACGCAGCCGCCAGTACACGAAGTAGTAGTACGGTGTCTGTGCCGTACCTTGATCTGGGCTTGGCCACACGTTGATCTGTGGATACTGCGGCGTAGCTCCCGGCGTGTCCGTTGTCTGCCCGCTGCGGCGGTTTATCCAGACTTGGATCGGGCGCCCTTGCGTGAGCTTGTTCGGGATTGTGGCGTAGGTGGAAACAGAGATTCGGTTGATGTTGATGTCGGACTGAGTCCCGATCTGCCCAGGATTGGTTCGAATAACATGTTCCAGAAGATCCACGGTGTCATTAGGTAAATCATAGGTAATCTGCCCCTGTACGAGCGGGATCGTTCCCGATTCGATAGTCCACAAATTGATGCCGCGATTAGCCCACTCCGTCAGCAGCAAGTTCAGGCTACGCCGCGCTGTGCGGAAATCGTAGCCTGTGCGCATCTCCAACCCACAGCGTTCGAACGCTTCCTCGAAGATCTCATTGACCGTCGGGTTAAAGTTGGTAGTGGAAGTGGTGTAGGCCATTACTTCCTCGCCATACGCATATTGTCAATTAAGTTAGGGTACGGTCTACCAGCAGCCTTCGCCGCAGCCTTGGCAGCAGACTTCTTCGCAGGACTCAGCTTCTTAGGCTTGCCAAGCTTCTCAGGACGTGGCTTGTCCCAGACCTCACCGCCCTTCTTGTACTGCTTGAAGTCGGTGTTGTCACGGCGACGTTTAGTCCTGGCCTTGGGCATCTTGCCGGGAGCAATATCTCCCATCCCGCGTGAAGGCATCATGTCCGTCTCCTATTAGCAGTAGCCGCCCTTGCGCATCTTGGTCATGCCACCCTTGGCCATCTTGACCTGCTCTGCTTTGGTCTTGCCTTTCTTGGCAATACCATCAGCCGACTTGTGACCAGCAGCCAGACCACCAGCAGCCATCTTCTTGACCTTGCCGCCGTGCTTCATGCCAGCCTCTGCCATCTCATGCTTGACCATAGACTTAGGAGCGCCCTTCTTCTTCATGAACGCAACCTCTTCTTTGACCTTCTTCATCGACTCTTTCATCTCGCCTCCTTTGGCTTTCTTGGAAAGGCCAGCTTCGGATAGACCGATGGCGATGGCCTGCTTGGGATTCGTTACCTTCTGCCCCGACGAACTCTTCAGCTTGCCGGACTTGAACTCAGACATCACCTTGCCTACCTTCGCCTGGCCACCTTTGGCAAAGCGCTGGGTCATCTGATCGTTTGGACCAGACATGGCTTGTGGCTGCATGTTGAACGTCTGATTCATGCCGCCGCTCTGACCACCGGCCATAGGCTGATTACCGTAGAACGGATATGTAGGCTGCTGGGGTTGTCCCGTCACGCCGCCGTCCGCAAACTTTCTGCGCTTTCTCATACCATTTTCCCTTTGGTTTTGCCGCGAACAGCGCAGCCATCAGCACGGGCAGATGCAGACGATACCGAACCGCCTTTGGCCTTCTTCACTGGCGCAGGCGGTGTTTCTCCCGTCACAGTCTTTGTGGCCTCGGCGTAGCCTTTTTCGGTTAACGCATCCATCTTTTTGTACAGCACATCAAGTTCAGGAACTGACTCGCCCTTCTCGCGGCGAGCCTCAAGCTCACGGATGCGCGTCTGCATTTTTGCCATGTCAGACATCAGCACATTCTCCCTTTGGTCTTGCCACGCTGGGCGATACCGTCCGCGCGCGAGGATGCAGAACTAACCTTGCCGCCAGACTTCATGCCCATCTTTGACCGAGCATACGGAGTGGATTCTGCGTAACGCTTGGAGGCGTGCTCAGAAGAGAAGGTGCCAGCAAGAGCCTTAAGACGCTCGCTTTTGCCGTACGGAGAATCTTCTTTCTTCAAGCCTTCTAGGCGACGCTTGTTCAAGCTATCAGAATCAATATTGCCAAACATTCCAGAAAGCTCTTTTTTCTTGGCCTTTGGCTTTGCCTTCGGCTTTGCCTTGACCTCTTCCTTGACGGTCTCGGTCACGCTGTCTTCTTTAGGGCTGCTGCGAATGTAGTCTGTAATCTTGCGTGACTCAGACACACCTTCGTCTGCATCACCGATATCTGGCATCTTGAACGAGCTGCGCGGCATGTAGTCGCTAGTCATGCTCGACTCTGTGCGTGGTCTACGTCCGCTATAGTCGCTGCTCTCTGTCATAGAGGCAGATGCCTGCTCGTCATACTCTCTGTCTGGGGAGCCGGTGCGAACAACTTCACCAGAGCCTGACCGTACAGGGTTGCCGAAACGATCACGCAGGACGCCGCCAGTTTGATAACGCTTTGCCTTCTTCATAACACTCTCCTTTGTGACTCAATCAGCTGGTCTATCTTGGTCTCCAGCCGGTTGAATCGCTGATCTATATGGTCCGTGATGCGGTCGACTTCCGCCTTGGTTACGTTGTCTCGTGCTATCTCCTCACGCGTCTTGTTCAACAAGATGGTGATCCGCGCTAGCTCCGAGAACTTCTCGTGGGCAACGTAAGCAAACAAGCCCACAAACAGCGTCAGAGCGCCGTTCCAGACAAATGCAAGATCCACGGTCAACACTTCCACTTTCGTAAAGATTTGTTGATACGACTGTTCGGGTCATTCGCAGTCTTCTCAGAAGTCAGCTTCTTTTTCATCCCGGACATCCGGGCGCAGAATGACTTCTTGCGAGAACCGCCCTCTGGCTGCGGTGCTTTCAGACCAGGCTTGCCCGGATTGGCTTTGTTGTAGGAGGCACGACCTTTGGCGTTCAAGCCGCCTTCAGGGTTCTTGCCTTCCTTACGCTGCCAAGCCGGGGTCTTAGCCATAGAACACCGTCACAGAAGTGTTGACCAACGTCACTGTTACGTTTGTGTAAAAGAGGATGCCGTCCGCAGGAATCAGGCAGTTAAAAGCCTCGCCATTTGCAACCGTCTGCACAGTGAACACGTTCGTGCCACCGTCAACAATCGTCACATTACCAGCGCTCGATGTCGGGGCAATGATCATGCCCTTCACACGAGTTCGGCCTTCAAAGATTACACCCGACGATCCACGACTCTGCGCTTTTACGTCTGTTTGTTGAGCCATTCTGGCCCCCTATTAGTTGTTCTGCTGACCGAACAAAGGGTCATTTACGTAGTACGTAATGTAGCCAGCGACGTCGCCAACAGCCGAGCTTGCGCTTTCACTTGTAACGGTGAAGTTTTGGGTTGGGCTGCCTGCTGTCCCGATGCCAGCACCTGCGCCGGTAGCGCCTGGGGTGACAGTCTTTGCAGAGGTAGCAGCCAACGCCGAAACGTAGAACGCAGCGTTCGAAGTTGCACCATCAATAGTGGTGTAGCCGACATTCATCGTGCCTGAAGTCAGACCGTTTGTGATGATCACAGACGTGACAACAGCGTTTGCAGGAAGAATAAGGGGAGTGGTAGTGCCAGAAGCAACGACAACGTTGCCAGCAACAGCCGCGTTAGCAACATAGAAAGTTGCTGCCATGACGCCGGTGCCGCAATAAGCTTGGCGGGTGTTATCACCGCCGCCCGAACGCCAAATGCTTTGGGTAGTAGATACAGCCATCGAATTGTCCTCTCAAGCGAGTTCGGTATGGCAATCTGCTTGACGTCAGCCGGGACTGTTTGCCACACCCGGTATTCCCGGAATAATAGGCTTATACAATGAGAAGACAGGAAATGCAAGGGAAAAGCTATGACGCGAGCAGCTTGTTCGACTTGCGTAGATTCTCTTCCCTTGTCATAACCCGCAGGTTCCAAGGAACGTGTAGGCCGCATACATTTTCTCCCCTGAGTGGAACCTCATGATCCACCACGTACGGAATTCCTGTAACGCGGGATGCAATCATCGCGTCAATATATAGTTGCCGGATTTGTTTTTTCTGTTCTTGAGTAAGCCATTTCGGAGTTGCCTGCTTGTGCTTGTCTCGGCGGTGCTTTGTGCTGGCCTTAACCTCATCTGGATTTTTTAACTTCCACGCTTTTCGATACTTTTGCCTTTGCTCGTTTGAGCGAGCCATAGCCTTAATCTTGACTATCTCTTTGTTATTTTCGTAATACTTTTTCTTGGCAGCTTTGCCAGATTCCGATTTGTTGTAGGACTGAAAGTACTCAGTTCTTTTTTGGTTGTTCTTTTCCCACTCAATCTTTTGGCATTCAACACAAGTCCCCTTGGTTTTTCTTGGCGCTATGTGCCCGTGCTTGCACGGCTCTCCAGTGAAGTAATGCGTGGCACCGGTGGCCATCGCCTCCTTGCGGGTCTTGGGTAATTGATTTGTGTCCATAATCTCCTCCGTGACTTTGACACAGGAAGTGTAGCACAAATTTGTATTGGCGACAAAAAACCCCGCCGAAGCGGGGTTGTGTTGGCAGAACCTTGTGTTTTCAAGCGCCTTGGCTTGCAAACATGCCCAAGGGATCCGACCATCCAAAGGAATAACGTTCACGTGCTTTATAACGAACGTTTCCAGTGTCAAAGTCACCATCCATGGAGTTCTGCAACGGGATACGAACAAAGTGCTTCATGCCGTTTGGCACGTCGGTGGTGAGATACCAGCCGTTCGTGTCGGTCAAGAAGTGGTTGATCGTATAGCCTTCCGGGATGGAGCCGTTGTTAACGATCGCGTTCACGTCGTTATCATTGGTTCCCGGACGCAGTTGGGTCTCCAACAGGCGGGTCGCCACAAACTGCAATGCCGGAGGCACGATCAGCTTGCGAGGACGAGCAGCAATCAGCAGGCCACGTTCGTCAGTCCAAGCGGCGATCTGGATAACTGCGTTTTCCAACGCGGTTTCCGAGAGGTCAACTTGGGTCGACGGTGTGTTGCTGTTGGTGCCACCAGATACCAGCGGGTGTGCAGTGCTGAACAGAGCCACGCCATCACCACCCGGATACGAGTTGGAGAAGCCGTTGTTCAGTACAGCAGCAGCTTTTACCTGCTTGGTGTACGCCATTGCACGAGCCAGCGCCTTGGTATAACGAGCCGAGAGGCTGTCATACAGGTTATCTTCGATGGCCTCTTCGGTCAGCGAGAAACCCAGAGCGATGGTTTCGTGGTTGTATCGAGCAGTCCAAGCTTCCTGACCATTGTCGTACCGGATCGCAGAACCTTCGTTCTTGACCGGTGCGGCGCTGAAGCCAGACAGTTTGGTTTCTTCTTCGAAGGAACGCTCGGAGGTCTCTGTTTCGTAGATCTCTTTGTGTTCTTCGCCATAACGAGCGTACTCCATGCCGAACAGGGCGTTCAGGCCAGGCAGTAGCTCTTTCAGTAGTTGTGCGCGTGAAATAGCCATGTCTTACTCCTTAAACACCGGTCGGGTTCAG